AGCCTCTCGAAGACCTCCTCCGGGTCAAGGCCCTTCTCTGCCAGGACCTCTGTCCTGCTCGCGAGGCCGTTCGTGATGGCGATGACCGAGGCGTTGACGTCCTTCTCAGGGTCAACCCAGGCCCAGCCCCTCGGCTGCCACCTGACGTCGTTGAACTTCCTCGGGTCCCTGCTGTCGAGCTTCAACCCTCCGGCAAGAAGCGCGGTCGAGAGCCACGCCTCGTAGACGGGCTGTAAAAACCTCGCAATCCACCACTCCTGATAGACCCTCCACATGTCGCGCTCGATGAGTAGCCCCGACCTCATGCTCGAGTAGTTGACGCCCTCCAAGTCGTTGGCGAGCGCGTTGTAGGAGACGCGAAGCCCTGTAGCCACCTGCCGAAGCACGGCCTTCACGAAGTCCGGGAAGGCGGCCGTGGGGTGCTCGGGGCTCCACTCCTGGAACTCCATGCCGGGTTGCAAGGTCTCTATGGTGCCGGGCGAGGCGTCGATCCGGATTGGCGTTGCCGGGTCAGGTGGCTCGAAGGCCGACGGGTCGGTGTACTTCAAAAAACCCATCTTTGCGGCCCCGGTTCTCGCGGCCACGAGCTCGGCCTCGATGTAGCCGTCGAGCATCCGAAGAGGCACCATGACGCTATTTAGCCAGCTAACGCCTCTTGTCTGGTTCGCCCGCTCCGGGTCGTAGAGGTGGATGACCTCGTTGGCCGGAACCCTTATCCTGTCCTTAGGCCCTCCGGTGTCGGACGGGTGCCTGTCGAACGTGTGATAGGCCGTGGGCCTCCCCCAGTCGTCCACCTCCACGCCGAGCCTTATCTCCGGCTGGTTTTTGCCGCGCACCTGGTTGAACTCGTGGTCCACAAGGTCCGGGTCTATGAGCTGAAGCGCGAAGCCGTATTTATTCTGGAAGCCGTAGACCTTCCTGATGAACGCCTCGCCGTCGGTTGCCACCGTCTTTAGCGCGAGGCGCTGAAAGCCCACAAAGTCGAGCCTGCCATCAACGGAGCAGTCCCTGCCCCAGTCGGTCCAGGCGATTTCAATCCTGTCGTTCATGTCCCTTGCGAGCTCCCCGCTATTGTTCCTCACCTGCGCCTGCAAGGTCATGCCCCTGTGGCCGATGACGTTGGCCGTGAGGAGCGAGAGGTATTGACGTATGACCGGGCTGTTCTTCGCCAAGTCGCGGGCGCGAGCCCTTAATCTCCTGACGTCGTTCCTTATCTCCTGGTCCGCCGTAATCGGCGAGACTATCCAGTCCCAGAGGAGCCTCCCGGTCTCGGCGCCTTTGTAGTAGGCGGCCTTTATGCGCCTGCCGAAACCCAAAGCCCCCATGGCCCGTTTAAACCACTTCATTCCGTGCCTCCGAATGTTACCTCGACCGTAGGGCCGAGCTTTCCCGGGTTGCGTTGCCGCCAGACAAGCGCCGCATAATGGCCGCGAAGCCGCGCAAGTTCGCTTATCTTCATCTTGCTTACCGCCCGCCCGGCTATCTGGTATGTCTCCATGCCGAGAAGAAGCCTTCCCTCGAGCGCGGCCTCTATGATCGCGAGCGTCCGCTCTGCGTGGGTCAGGGCTGAATTACCCTGGGCCGCCGCGAGGTCGAGCTGAACTTCCACCACCCCTCGGCCGACCTCGAAGACCTCTCCTCCCTTAGTTACCAACTCAGAATACCTGTAGCCGCCATGAGGCAGTCCTGCAGTCTCAGCAGCCGAGAGCGTGACCTCAAAGGAGTATCCGCTCGGCGTTCCCACCTTGGACAGGCTCGCTGGCCCGGCAAGCGCGAAGGTGTATGACCAGCCGTCGCCAGCCGGGTAGTCCGTGAACGACCGCCTGAACTTTACGGTCGTTCCTGCGGTTATCAACGCGGGCAAGTAATCGTTCATGCGCTTATTTTATAACCGTGGCTTCAAAGGACACAGTGCGGATACGGACATAAGCGGACAGATACGGACAAAAAGAGGGGTTACCTATTCGTGCCACGTGTCCGGTGAAATGGTCCCGCGAGAGATATACTCCTCGACCGAAGAGGCCAATATCCTGATGCCCCTCTTGCCTGGCACGCCTTCCGGGTTATGGGCGAGGAGCTTTCCGGCGTGGAGAAGCTCGTAGACGGTAGAGCGGCTGCGGACGTTAAGCACCTCCATGACCTCGTCTATGCGAAGAAGGCTTTTTGCTTTCCACGAGTCGCGGTCTTTCACCATGAGTTGACCCATCCCTTGCCGCGGGTATACGGATAGACGGCCCTGAAACCCCCTCCGGTCTGACCGTCCTTTGCCTCCGCTTCGGCTCCGGCCTGCCCGGGCGTTGCCACAGCCTTGGCTCCTTCGCCCCGCGAAAGGGCCGTTGCCATGTCGCCAAGGCGCTTTACTGTGTGACTGCCGAGCGTATAGAGGGTAGCCAGACAATAGACCTCAAGGTCGAGTGCCTCGTTCCTCTCGCGGGTCTTCACGTACTCGCGCACAGTGCCCTTGCCTTTGACGTACTTGCGGATGGCCCTCTCGGATGTGAGCTGCTCAAGATATTCGTCATCAATCCACGCCGGAAGGTGCATGTAGCCCGGCCCGGGCGTTTTAATCCTCATGCGCGAAAAGACGATGTCCTTCGCCGTGTCCGTGCCGACCATGAAGAGCTTCGTCCTGTAGCGGTTCTTATCAGATGGCCTGCCCACGACCTCCTTGCCGCGCTCGCTTCCGCCCTTCAATGCCCATATTCTTCTGCCCGCTCTTGCCTTGCAGAAGCGATATGCATGCTCCGTGTGGAGGCCTCCGCTGTCTATGCCCACGGCGGCAATCTTCATCTTCACGCCGCTTTGGTGCGTAAATTCCAGTCTTAAAAATGTGTCGAGCTCGTTCCAGACCTCCTGCCTTCCAGGGTCGCCGTGAAACTGCGAGTAGGCGATAAGCCAGCTCTCCTCCCCGGCCCCGTATCCCTTGACCTTGCACTCGAGGCGGTCGCCCTGGACGTCGACCGAGGCCACCAGCATCCCCACGCCGTTTGGGACCTCTGCCGGGTACTCCTCAAGCCGGGCCTTGAGGCTCCCCGCCTCTATGCCGTTGCCATCCTCCTCCCACGTCTCTCCGAGAAATGTGTTGACCCAGGCCTTGAGGGCCATGGGTTCGCGTTTGGCAGATAGGAACTCACGAGCCACGTCGCCCCAGGAACTCCAGCCTACGGGCGAATAAAGCCTCGACAGATGAAAGCCTACGGTGTGGCGATCGCACTGCGCCGTTGCCCGCCACTGGCCGTTTTTGAGCATCCACGTCTTATGGCGCTCCTCGACGAGACTGCCGCACGCCTCACAAAGTAGCCTCGCCGTCTCGGGCCTGCCTTCCTCCCACTGGATGTTCGGCCAGCGTATCCAGTCGTAATTGCCGCAATGCGGGCAGGGAACAAAGTACCTTCTCTGGTCGGTTTCCAGGAACGCGCGCTCGATGCGCGAAAACCCCTTTATCGTGGGCGTTGACGTCATGAAAATTTTGCGCGAGAACGAGAAGTTGTCGGTGCGCCGCGAGGCTAACGAAACCGGATCCCCTTCTCCTCCGCTGTCGCCCTCGTATCTATCGACCTCGTCCAAAAAAAGATACCGTATGGTCGTAGCCGCGAGTTTCGAGGGGGAATTCGCCCCCACGATGAAGATGATTCCGCCCGGAAACTCCTTCTTCGAGATGGTGTTGCTCGAATCCCTGCTCCGCGCCTTGGCCACGCGCTCGCGCAAAACCGGCGTGGCGTTTATCGTCGGCGTAAGCTTGTGCTTGGAGAGCGTGTCCACAAGGGCCTCGCTCGGGAGCACCATCAGCGTCGGGCCAGGGCAGTAGTGGATGATGAACCCGAGCCAGTTGTAACCTGCCTCGGTAGCGCCTATCTGCGAGCCCTTCATGAACACCACGCGCTGGTACCGGCTGCCGGGCGAGAGGGCGTCCATTATCTCCCTGAGATACGGGGTCTTCGACGTCCTCCATCGTCCGGCGTCCTTGGCGTACTTGCCGGAGATGAACCTGTATTTGTCGGCCCACTCGGAAACGGTCATGTCGGGGTCTGGCGTGAACCCGGCGATCGCCGCTTCAATCAGCGGGGATATTTTTAAGGGCTTCTGCGAGGTCATAGAAAATCGTCTTAACCTCCTCACGCAAATATTCGTGAATTTCGTGAAAATCGTCCATGGCCACGAGGTCTGCGGAAACCTTGTCCGGCAGATTCATGAAAGTGTCCCGCGCGATCCGCGTGATGTTGAACGCGTCCACTCTGATCCTGTCGAGCGGATAGACCTTCTTTTCCATGCCGTGGAGCTTGGTCTGTTTTATCTTGTTGTCTATCAGCATCCCCATGGTCAGCACGCGAGTGATCGGCGGCAGGTCGCCCGGCGCAGGCGCTTCCTCCGCCCTGGCCGCCTTGCCGCGCGTCTTTACCGGGTCGGTATTGGCCTCCCACTGCCTGTCGGCTGCCTCGGGGTCTATCTTTCCGTCCGGCCCGGCCGTAATCCTACCCGTCTTGACGGCCTTGCTGACGGCCTCGGGCGAGACGCCCCTGTGCCGGGCGTAGGCGCGGTAAGACATGGATTTGAACCGGCCCTTTTGCTTCAGCTTTCCCATTTGACCTTCTTGCCGTTCAATGTGACCTTGCCACCACCGGTAAGGTTTACATACCTGGAGACGATGACATCGCAGTAGCCCGGGTCGAGCTCCATGCCGTAGCAGATGCGCCCCGTTTTCTCAGCCGCAATCAGCGTCGTGCCGCCGCCGCAGAAAGGCTCGAAGCAAATCGTGTCCTTCTTCGAGTAGGCGAGGAAGCACCGCCTCGCCAGCTCAAGGGGGAATAGGGCTGTGTGCCCGATTTTCTTCTGCTCGGAGCCCACCACCTGGTTTATCTCCCAGACGTTCTTGAAGAAACCGTTCACCTCGTCTATGTCCGATAGCTCGAACTCCGGGTGTTTCTCCCCGGTAAAGACCAG